CCAATACCCGCCCCCCGAGCGCAGGGCCGTCTGCGGCGCGCGCATGCGCACGCATAATGCGTGATCACATGCGCACGGCAGCCCAGCGGACAGCCAGACCCGCCCGCCAACGCATGCGCCACCACCGCGCGCATTATGCGCGCTGAGTGGTGTGCTAAGCTGGTTGCAGCGGATTTGCCAACGGTTGGCACCGCAAGAAAGGTAATCATGACCAAGCAAGCACCCGTCCACGTGACGCTCACGCTCGCCCCAGCGGGCACCCCCGCCGAACCGCAGGCGCATAATGCCCATGCGGTTCAGCAGCTGCCCAAGGCGCAGCGCAAGGCAGTCCGTCGGGCTGTCTCGGCCGAGATCCGTGCCATGATCAAGTCTGGCAACCTCACGCAGGCAAGCCAGCTTGCTGGCTCCATGGGCTGGCCCACCGACCTGTCGAACTTCGGCGTCAAGGCGGCCGACACGCAGGGTGCCACGCAGGAGAGCGAAGCTCCGCAGGCGGCACCGCAGGAGTCGGCACCGAAGAAGGCTGGCAAGAACCCTCGCAAGGCCCGCTACGTCAAGGGCTCCGTCGAGGCCAAGGAGGCCATGGCCAAGGTGCGTGCCCAGCGCAAGGGCGCTCCCGCTCCCAAGCACACGGCTCCCGCGCCGTCGAAGACCGCCTGGGAGCCGAGCGACGCCGTCGACGCCCTGGTCTACAAGGAGCTGCTGGCAGCGGGTGTCACGGCATCGGCCGCCCGCTGGCTGGTCGAGGGCACGCCCAAGCGTGCCACCCGCACCGTCGAGCGCAACCTTCGGTCGCTCGCCACGGCCTACGAGGGCAAGGGGCTTGGCAACGCCAGCAGCCTGACCTGCGATCTTGTCAAGATGGCCATCAACGCCTGAGCCTGACTGACACGGGCGACTACGCCTGCCTGTAGGCGACACGCAGCTGCCAGCACGCCCCCACGTGCTGGCGGTTGCTCGATGTCGACAGGCATCACACAGACAATTTGCCAGAGGAGGCAACACAAATGACCAGTAACAACGACCACTACGAGCGCTACCGTCAGCTGAACGGGCGCCTGGCTGAGCTGCAGGCGCAGCTTGACAAGACCACTGCCAAGGCCGAGCACGCTGAGCGTGAGTCGATCCGTGGCAAGCAGAAGGCCGAGCGCATCCGCATGGTCATGCGTGACGTGGTCCGTGACATGAACAAGCACGCAGAGTTCATGCTCTGACAAGCCCTGACAACACACAGACACAGACAGGAGAAAGACATGCCCACACAGAAGGATTTCGAGGCTGCCTTGCAGGCACACGAGGACGGGTGCCATGGCAACGACCCGTGGTTTGCGGAGGTTTGCGTCAAGTGTGCGCTGGCAACCGTGGACTTGCACTGGCTGACGTTGCCAGAGATGCGCAAGCTCGCTCGCAAGTTCGGTGGCCCAGCTGACTCGCACAAGCGTGGCGAGGTGTTCGGCTGGCTGAACGACCACAAGGACTGACAAGCTTGTAGGCAGCTCGCATGGCACCGCCTGTAGACGCAGGCGGTGTCATGCCTGGTGTTGGCAAGCACGTCGACATCCACGTGCCCAGGCACGTGCAACCACAGGAGAAACACACACATGTTTGGATATGACGAAGAGGCGATCTTTCAGGACGCTGACATCGAGATGGCAGAGATGACCCGTGAGGCGAATCGTCTGGCACGGTTGGAGGCGCAGGGCATCTGCACGCACCAGCACGTGGAGGGCGGTGGCGATGGCAAGGGTCCGTTGCCAGGCGGTCTGTACCGTGAGTCGCAGCGTGACATCCCCGTGGGTCACCTGAAGTGCCACGGCTGTGGCGAGCTGTTCGAATCCGACGAGGCATGGTTTGCAGCCATGCGCCGTGTCTGACCTGCAGCTGTAGGCAACTCGCAGCGCATCGCCTGGCAGCAGGCGGTGCGTTGCCTGATGCAGATGGCATCGACACTGACAGAAGGAGGCCGTGATGGCTGAATGGGAAACAATCAACGCAGGTGCGACGATCACGCCTGAGGGCGTGACCGTGCATGAGCCTGAGGCTCGTGCGGAGCTGTGGAGCAACAACCGTGGCACGCAGCCGTGCAAGTCGTGTGGCAAGTTCACGCACCTGCTCTGGCGCAAGGGTGATGACAGGCAGTGGCTACACCTTGAGTGTGCCTATGCCAAGTGGCCCGAACTCGACTCGTCACGTGAGCAGGCGTGATGCTTGCCACGAGTGTGTTCAACGGCGTGGATCTGCTTGTGATCCTGGGACTGGGCGTGGCGTGGCTCGTAGTGCTCGCTCCGTCGACCGACGACGACGGCGACGATTGGGAGGTTTAGCTACGCTAGGAGGCTGATTTGACGATCGTTCACCCACCGACTAGGGTGCCCTCATCGGCACCGACCGAAACACAAACAACTTGCCAGAAAGGCACAACAATGAATTACGGATACGAGTACAGGGCCACGCTTGACGATGGCACGCCTGGCGGCGCAGATGTCAACATGAGCATGCTCGTGGCAGATGTCAGGGCGTTTGCCAAGCTGGCACCCGATTTCAAGTACACCCACGTGGAGGTGCGTGAGGAGGATGGCACCCTGGGTTCCACCTGCAGCTACGCACCTGACGAGTACAACCCGCTGGGCTGCATCGTAGGCGCAGCCCTGCGTGAGCAGGGTGTGGTGCCAGACCACGCTCGCAGCATCCGCACGCTGTTCAACGTGCACTCGCAGACACACCAGTACAGGATCGTGTGCTGGCTGGCAGAAGTGCAGTGGGAGCAGGACCACGGTGCCACGTGGCGTGACGCTGTCGCATCTGCCAACAAGTTCATCCCGCTCAGCCCTCGCAAGCGCTGACACACACCCACCTACACAGGAGCAAACACATGTCCAAACACACAGTTGTCCACACGATCACGATCCCGTCGATTGACCTGATCGCAGCCCTGAAGACCAACGCCCAGTTGGCAGAGAAAGAGCACATGCCACGTGTGGCAGAGCGCATGTACGGCTTCGCAAGCGAGGTCGACTACGCCTGCTCGAATGCCTGGCAAGACTGCATCGACTGGGACAAGGTCGCAGGCTCGTACTACACCTGCGAGGTTGTCATCACAGCCCACCTGCCCGAACTCGACGAAGACTGACAAGTTCCAACTACACAGGAGAAACACACATGCTTGTACAAGTACCCACAACCCTGAACGGTGGCGACGTGATCGCTGCCAGTCACAAGCTCAGCCAGGGCGCTGTGCAGTTCATGGACGTGATCGTCCACGCACCGCACCTGTGCCAGGCCACTGACGACCCTGAGCGGGTCTACGTGGTCGGCAGCAACCACAAGCTTGGCACCCGTGAGTGGGGGCAGGGCTACTACGACATGAGCTGGCAAGATGCCGTCGACATGCTTCGCAAGCGCAACGGCTGGATCCTTGTCATCGACGACCCGACCGTCTGACACAAACACACACACACACATGGGCGGGGGCGCAAGCCCCCGCCTGCCTATGCCTGAGGAGGCAAACACACATGAATACCATCACTGATCACCTGCGGCAGGCACGCCTGCAGCTGGCCCTGGGCACGTTCCTGGCCATCAGCCGCATGCTGGGCGGTGGCAAGTCGCCGTACTTGTTCACACCCCAGCACGCAAGCGTCAAGCTGTCACACAACGCAGACGTGACAGACGAGTACGAGCAGATCGTCTGCTACCTGCTGCCACACAGGCTTGGCAAGCTCGCCTGGGAGCGTCTGGGACACTCAAGTGCCAAGATGTTCTGGCGTAACCTGTGCAAGTCGTCTACACGTGGCTGCCGTGCAGCGTGCCTGAATGCGGCTGGTCGGCTCGGCATGGCTGACATCGCCAAGCTGGCACGCACCGCACTCATGGCCACGTATGACCCTGCCAACGAGCACAACGGCTTCTGGCTGGTTGTCGACGACGAGATCCGCCGCAACAAGGCACGAGTCACACGCAAGGGCAAGCGCCTTGTCGTCAGGCTCAACGGCACGAGCGACGTTGACATCCCGCAGTGGATCGTTGACAAGCACGCAGACGTGATCTTCTCGGACTACACCAAGCACGCAGACGTGCCACACGGCTGGGTCAGCGACAACCGCTACGTGGTCTTCAGTGCCACTGAGTCAACGCCCATCGACGACATCCAACGCAGGCTTGACGCAGGCCAGAACGTTGTCATCCCGTTCACTCTGAATCGCACGGATGACATGCTCACGCAGTACCACGGCATGCCTGTGATCGACGGCGACAAGCACGACTTGCGGTTCCTCGATCCGACAGGCGTCATCGTGGGCCTGCGTTACAAGCCCGTGCCTGGCCAGCCTGAGAACCACGGCTTCATCCGTCCCGTCCCTGTCAGCCTCGTCTGACAATCCCAAGCAGAAAGCAACACACACATGCCCATCTACGACATGCACTCAGGTGCGATGGACCCAACCATCTACAACTCGCACCAACGCACCATGCACCTGGCACAGATCAGGCGCCACAAGGCTCGGTACATCGACGACGACTGCCTGCTCATCACGTTCAACGGCGACCGTGACGACTGGGTGCAGGTCACGTTCGACAACTTCACGCCCACGAACAAGCTCAGCCGTGCGGTTGACAGCCAAGGCAACGAGTACCGCAGCTACCAGGCAGTGCGCAAGCTCATCCAGCGCAAGGGCTGGGCTGGCTGGTAGCGGCTGCTACAGGTCGGCTTTGACGAGGAGGTAGACCCGACGATTAGACTGGATAATGCACAGGCATTCGCGGCCCTTGCGGGGCCGCTCATTGAATGCAAACCAGGGGCTGGCTGTAGCAGCCCAAAACAAACATTCACCTACGGTGGGGGGGCTGATTTGACGGTCCTGCAGGGCATCGAGTACCGTGCCCCTCGTCGGTCCCCCCGCCGACCACATATCGGAAACAACACACGGAGGCAGACATGCCCAAGTACGTCATCAAGTTCAGCTGCAATTTCGTCGGGGACTTTGGCTACGACGAGATCGAGGCAGACGAGGAGCCAGACGGTTTCGAACTGTACGAACTCGCAGTCGAGCACTTCATGCCTGAGGCTGAAGTGATCGAGGTCATCGACGACGAAGAGGAGGAGTGACATGCCCACACAGGCACAACGCCTGAACGCAGCCGTGGACGCCATCGTTGGCGTCCAGGCAGAGCGTGACAGTGACACGCACAAGGTGCTGCTGTCGCTGGACATCGACATGTACAACCGCATCAAGGCTCGTGCCAAGCGTGAGGAGCGCAGCGTGCAGGGCCAGATCCGCTACATGCTCAAGCGTGCGGAGAACCTGAGCAGCTGATTGGCAGCGTCCATGTCACAGGGGTCACGTACCCTTGTGGCATGGGCGAAGTCCATCAGGGCTTCACACACAACCGACCACAGGAGGTCACAGACATGGGAGCTATTCCCGAAACCATGATGAGCAACAGCGGCGTCACGCCGTGGCACGGCATCGGCACGGTCATCCACGAGTTCGTGGATGGGCGCAAGGCCATGGAGCTGGGCGGGATCGACTGGTCCGTCCGCAAGGTGCCGCTGTACACGCATGCCATGACGGAGTCGTTCAACGGCGCCAACGACATGCAGCGTGTGGAGGGGCACGTGGCCCTGCAGGATTCCAACGGGCGTGACATCAGCGTGGTGTCTCCCAAGTACGAAGTGCTGCAGAACGAAGAGCTGGCAGACATCACCGACACGCTGGGCCTGAACGTCCAGACGTGCGGCCAGATGTGGGACGGCAAGTTCGTGTGGATGCTGTCGGACCTGGGCGAGTCGCCCCGCTTCGACGGCACCGACGAGGCCATGCACCGCTGGCTGCTCGTGTCCACCTGGCACGGCAGCGGCGCCTTCCGCATCGAGGGTGTCAACATCCGTGTCGTCTGCGAGAACACGCTCAGGATCGCCCAGTCGGGCGGTGAGTTGTTCCACAGCATCCAGCACCGCAGCGGTGCGCACGACCGCCTGCACGAGGCCAAGCTGGCACTGGTCGAGACGTACCAAGGCTTCGACGAGTTCGACGCCTGGGCAGCCTCGCTCATGGACAAGCACGTCACCCGTGCGACGTTCGGCAACGAGGTGCTGGAGCAGCTGTTCCCACGCCCCGAGACGGACGCCTCGGCACGTGTGCGCAGCAACTGGCACAACCGTCGCCAGACCCTGCGTGAGATCTTCGACGGGCCGACCATCGGCTCGCAGGAGACTGCGTGGCACTTCCTGCAGGCCGTCAACGAGTTCGAACTGTGGCATCAGGGCCACGGCAAGGACGCCACCCGACGTGACAAGCAGACCGCCCAGGCCAAGGCGTGGGCGCAGGCACGGTTCCCGCTGACCAACAAGGCCGCACGCATCCTGCAGAGCGTGTGACCAGTGTGTGTGCGGGGGGCTACGGTCCCCCGCAGACACACCCCCACAGGAAGGAGGCGCACATGCGCCTGGTAGTGAACGTCCACCTGAAGGACGGTTTGCCCGATGACAAGGGCGAGTATCTGGACACAATCGAGGACGTGGCAGAAGAGCTGCTCACAGAGTTTCGCATCGACGGCAACCGCAAGTGGTGGCTCACGAGCGTGGCTGTGCAGCCTGCGCCCAAGCCTCTGATGCACTCCCGAGACTTGTAGGCGACACCCAGCCCGTCGCCCCTGCGGGGGCGGCGGGTTGGCTGATGTCAACAAGGGCATCCACAGACATACGGAGGTGTCTACTTGGACTCCTACATAGCCACGTTCTACGCCATCATCCTGTGCCTGTGTGCCATCGGCACGCTGGCGCTGGTCAAGTGGTACGAGCGTGACAAGCAGCGTCGTGCAGACGCAGAAGAGTTCTGGCGGCAGATGCAACCGAACCTCTACAACGGTGGATTGAAAGGCCACCTGCACACAGATGAAGACCAACTAGAGCAGGCACCCCTGTTGCCTGAGAACTACAGCGATTGGAGCAAATAATGAGGACCATTTACATCTTGGTCAATGGCAAAACCGCTACCTGGGAAGACACGAAGGAGCGGGCAGAGCAGTACCTGTACAGCAACTTCGAGGTTGCCACCAGCGGCTACGGCTTCCCTGGGTCAAACAACGTGATCATTGTTGAAGGCGAAGACAAGGCGGGCTGGACCGCCGAAGCGCAGGTCATGCGCCTGCAGTCAGGTCTGCTCGCAGCCGAGGTTGTCGAATGAGTGAGACACCCGCAGAAAGGGCTCGCCGCAAGGCCCGCCAGGCTCGTGCGACAGGCGTGTACGGCACGGGCGCATCCCTGCGCCTGGATGCCCTGCGTCGCTTTGACCAGTGGCGTGAAGAGGAGGAGTGATGGCCACAACACAGGTACGAGCGAAGTGCATGATCTGCGGCACGGTCGACAAGGTCGACGTGCCCAGGTCAGGCATGCGTGCATACAACGAAGGCCAGCTTGTGCAGAAGGCGTTCCCTGATCTCGACGCAGACAAGCGTGAGATCGTGATCGCTGCACGCACAGGCGCATACATGTGCGTCCCCTGCTGGGGACCAGACCCAGACGAAGAGGAGTGACCATGGGATACATGGACAACGTGCCGCTCGCAGACGTGCTCGCAGGCGGCGCACGCACAGACCTAGATGACGTGACTGTCACCAAACCTGTGCCTGTCACGCACGGCGTGTACAGGGTGCCAGAAGAGCTACCGCTGCTCGACTATCTGGAATCCCAGGTACGGCTGCGTGACCTTGTGGCTGTCATGGACGAGTTCTTTGACTGGCCAGAAGACGTAGACCGCTACGACGCCAAGATGGAACTGCTGTTCAACCTGCGTGTGCGTGACGACGACGAGTCGTCGTACACCGCCCGTGGCCTGAGCATCACCCAGGTACGCAAGATGTACTGCAGGTACGGTGAGGCTGTGTGGAAACAGAACCCGCACCTGACGAAGAAGGCAGTGTATGACCATCTCGTAACCCTGGGCTACGATGGCACGACATGGGCCTTCTACCAGTACCTGCATCGCAACGGCGGGGACGATGCCATCAACACGGAGCGCACACGCCTGGCCCGTGGAAAGCGCGTGTGACATGAAGTCTGCCCACACCTTCCGCCAGTCGTGGGCCAAGGACTTCCTGCTGTGCCCAGAGCGGGGTCGGCGTTCAGCGTTCGACCCCGCCTGGGACTCCCCAGACTCAGACGCAACCGTGCTAGGCACGGCGGTCCATGAGTACATGGAGGGGCGCCTGCATGGGCTGGGGCACGGGGAAGCCCTGCATGATGCCATGGCCTGGCTGGACACAAGGCTGGAAGCTGGTGACTTTCAGCGTGTGCAGATCAAGGGCGATGACACCCTGCGGGGCAAGCTGGAGGGGTGTGCGGGGCGACTCAGCGTGAGTGTCGTCCCGCATGTCCCGCCAGTGGACCCATCCGAGATCGAACGCAGCTTCAACGTGCCGCTGGCACCCGATGGCTCGATCCGCCTGGCAGGCACGTGGGACGCCCGTGACATCCACGGACGCATCTGGGACTGGAAGACCGCCGCCCGTCTCGACCGCTACGTCGGCTGGGAGATCGACCGCTGGTACGTCCAGCCCACCTTCTACGCCACAGCCGCACGCCTGCAGGATCTTGTAGACGCCCACGGCGAAGCCACAGCCCTGGAGATCTTTTGGGGTGGCGACGAATGGGAGATCCCGTTCACGTTCGCAGTCGTCACGAAGACGCCTGAACCGATCGCAGACACGTTCGACACCACACGCACGCACGGCCATGCTGCGTGGCTGCTGGAGCAGCTGCGCAGCTTCGTTGCCATGCGTGAAGGCATGAGTGTCGACGTGCCCTGGCCCAAGAACGACCAGCACGCTCTGTGCAGTCAGAAGTGGTGCCCCGCCTGGGACACCTGCAAGGGCCAACACATCCGATGATTGGACCGCTGCGTAAAGCGGCGGCTACATTGGGAAACCAGTTGGGGGGCAAGACAGAGCACCCCCACAGATAGCCCACAGGAGGGCAACATGAGCAAGGCTGACTTCAGCCCGAAGGACCAGCTGATCGTCGCACAGGTGGCGGTCAAGGGAGCGATCGACATGATCGTCGCTGGCAAGACAGACAAGGCGTTGGCAGAGGCTGCCGCCTACATCGACTCCGTCGTGTGGCGGATCGCTGCAGAGACAGGTGCCGTGGCCCCTGTCGTGCAGGCTGTCCCCGACTACGAACCTGACTTTGAAGATCTGGTTCATCAGGAGTTCCCAGGCGCACAGAACGTCGCCGCTCCCGCACCCGCCGCTGCCCCCGCAGCGGCTGTGTCACCGATGCCGCCGCACGCCGCCGACACCCGTGACAAGGCCGAGAAGGCTGCGAACAAGGCGTGGGGCACCGCCCGCTACCAGGCGGCACCCGACGAGTTCTGGGACAACCGCCCGAAGAAGGCGGCTGGCGAGTACAAGCCCAACAGCCCCGACCTGAAGCACAAGGAATCGGGCCTGGCGGTCTGGCTGTAAGCCGTCCACGATCTGGGGCAGGGGGCGACCACACCCCCCTTCGGCGCTCCCTGCCCCAACCAACCTGCCTGGGAGGCACACATGGCTTTGCCACGACTGTTGGATGACGACTCAATCGACGCCGCAATAGAAGCGGCCCAGACCACCTCCCATGGCACGGGAGCAGGCGCAGAGGAAGATTCTGCGTCTGCTCCCGAGTGGAGGTTCGTTCGTCACCTGAACTCAGCGGTAGACCCGCTGGTCGATGCTTTACAGAACACCGAAGGACGGTTGATGTGGGGCATCCGAGACTTGGACCTGATGATGCGAGGCGTTGGCAACGGCGACCTGTGCTTCGTCACGGGACGAGCACACAGCGGCAAAACGCAGCTGGTCATGCAGGCCATCTGCAACAACGCACATGGTCGCTTCATCCTGTTCACCCCTGACGAGATGGCAGAGCTAGTGCTGATGAAGCTCGCAGCCATCATGCGAGGGCTGAACCCCGAGCATGTCGAGCAGGCCATCAAGGCAGGCGACAGCGACATGATCGAGCTGCTGCGCACCGTCGCTGCCGACGACTTCCCCAACCTCGTTGTCATCGACGACGGCCTCGACTTCAACGACATGCGCAAGGCTGTCATGGAATGCGAGGCGTACTGGGAGGCGCCTACACAGGGGATCTTCATCGACTATCTGGAGTTGATCCCTGGCGACGCCGACCACGACGGCGTCACGTGGAAGGTGCAGGAACTCAAGCGGTTTGCCAAGGGCACCAAGCGCCCCGTCATCTGCCTGCATCAGGGCAAGCGTGGCGAACGTGGTCAGGCCAAGGGCATGGACGGCATGCGGTACGGCGGCGAGAACGAAGCGACCTACGTGGTCGAAGTGTTCCGCAAGTGTCAGGACGAGACGCTGGACGCCTACGAGCGTGAGGCTGAGCAGAACAGCATCACCGTCGGTGTCGTCAAGAACAAGCGGCCACCGTCGAAGACAGGCTACGTCGACCTGCACATCGCCTCTGAGACAGGCGCCATCAGGCCCATGCAGGAAGGCGACCGTTTCGTCCGCATTGACGACGGCGCAGGCCCCACGGCATCACGTGCCGAGCACAACGCTGCAGCCCTGCAAGCCCTCAAGGACGAGGTCGCAGCCAGCCAGCCCGCCGAGGTGCCCGACCGACCCATGTTCTAGGGGGGACATGACTGACACATTCATCACCCTGTTCCAAGGGAACCCTGCCGTCATCGGCACAGAAGAAGGCGGCTGCGAGCGCAGCCCCCACAAGACCACCGCCGACCACATGGCCTGGTGGGTCACGCAGATGCAGCAGCACCTGAACGGAGGGCCACAGGCAGGCGTGTACCCGATGGTGCAGACACCTGACGGGTTCGTCGTCCACTGGGGCTGCATCGACGTAGACGAAGGCGAAGAAGCGTCGCTGATCCACGCCAGCAACATCGTCACCGTCCTCCGCAAGTTCGGTGTCACAGGCTGGATCGAACGCTCACGCTCCAAGGGCTACCACGTCTGGGTCTTCGCCCAAGACTGGGTGCCCGCACAACTCATGCGTCACGCCCTGCTCGCTGCTGCACAGATCGCACAAGCACCCACCCGTGAGATCAACCCCAAGCAGTCGACCCTGGCAGACGGCGCAGTCGGCAACTACGTCAGACTGCCGTACCCAGGCAACAACCCAGGCGCAGACGAACGCCGACGCATGGTCGTCGACCACACGCTCGACGAGTTCGTCACAGCCGCACACGCCTCAGCTGTAGACGCCCCCACGCTGGAGCCACTGGCAGCCCTGTACAAAGCACCACAGCTGGTCACTGCCAAGAGTTTCGGCAGCGGCAGCGTGAGCCGTGCCAAGTCGGCACGGCGACGCATGTCTGGTCTGGCCTGGCACATGTACACCCACGGGTGCGGACGACAGGACGACCGCTCCGAATGGCTGTGGGCATTCAGCCGTGAACTGACCAAGTGCGACCTGTCCCTGTCAGAGGCGCAGGAGTTTCTGTACGAAGCCCATGACCAGCATGCACCTAAGTGGGATCATCGTGCAGACAAAGGACGACCACAGCTCGACAGGATGCTTGCCAAAGCATCTGGGGCTGTCTCGTAGGAAAGGACACTCGTGTCGAAACACAAGCTGGAGTTCGAACTAGGCGAACCGCTCAGGCGGGCCACAGAGTCCAAAGACATCCGTCCAGGGGAAACGCCCGCTCAGTGGATCAGGCGGCTACAGGAGACGGGCAATGAGTGAACAGGACCGTCGTGCCGTTCTGCTGGAAGCAGAAGAGGCCGTCTGCAGCGACCGCAACGCCGACTACGGCGACCCCGAGGACAACTTCAACGACATCGCCAACCTGTGGTCTGCGTACATGAACAGGCCGTTCACACGGGCAGACGTGGCCGTGTTCATGATGCTGGTCAAGATCGCTCGCATGAAGACCTCGCCCGAGGTGAAAGACCACTACGTCGACATCGCAGGCTACGCCGCCTGCGGCTACCCCTCTGCGCTGGCGGATGCAGATCGTATGGAAGGACGACTGCGATGGGTGAGTTTCTGAACAACACCAGCCGAGACTGGGTCGAACACGCCCACTGCCGCATCACCCGCATCAACCCCGACTACTTCTTCCCTGAGCGGGGCGGTTCTGCACAGAAACAAGCAGAGAAGCTGTGTGCCCCCTGCACCGTCAAAGACGAGTGCCTGCGGTTCGCTCTGGACAACAACGAGTGGATGGGGATCTGGGGCGGCAAGTCAGGCAGGCAACGCCGCATCATCAAGCAGGCAGAAGCCAAAGGGATTGAGTGGCAATGACCAGACGCAAGCCCATGCGCATGTACATGCAGCTCAAGCCGAAGGTGAAACAACGCCCTCGGCTTGGGCGCCGTGGGCGAGTGTTTACACCCACAGCCACGCTGCAACACGAGGCCGAAATCGCAGCCCTGTGGAAGAAGAAGTTCGGTAGACGCAAACCGCTGGAAGGCCCTGTTCTGGTGTCTGTCGACTTCGACAAACACGGCATGTGGGTAGAGGTGGCGCCTACAGACCTGCCGTCACTGATGCGGGGAGACATCGACAACTACCTGAAAGCCGTCCTAGATGCACTGAATGGGATTGCGTATGTCGATGACAAACAGATCTCGGTGTTATTGTCCACAACCACAGGGCACCTGTGGAAAACTGAGGAAGACAAGTGAGCGAGCCAACACACCCCCGCCGCCTAATGGAAGTGCTAGGCAATCTGGCCGAGCAGTTCGACGACGCCATCGACTGGGGCGACGACGCAAACGAAGAGATCGTCGGCGCCTGTGACCTAGAGAACCCCGAGACATGTGAGAGTTGCCAATGACACAGCGTGTACTGAACGGAATCATGGCTGACGTGATGCGACGGGCAGGCATCAGCCCTGCTGTCGCCCAGCGAATGCTTGACGGCGAGTGGATTGCGGACGAACCTGTAGATCTGGAAGAGGAGGAGAAGGCAAATGGCTAAAGGCTTGTACGCCAACATCAATGCCAAGAAGAGGTCTGGCAAGAAGATGCGCAATAAGGGCGACAAGGGCGCCCCGACTGACGCAGCTTTCAGACGGGCCGCTAAGACCGCGAAGAAGAGTAAGTGACATGGCCAAGAAACCCGATCCCCGACTGAAGCGCGCTGGCGTCTCTGGCTACAACAAGCCGAAGCGCACGCCCAACCACCCGACCAAGTCGCATGTCGTAGTCGCCAAGTGCGATGACGGCTCGATCAAGACCATCAGGTTCGGGCAGCAGGGCGTCAAGGGCGCAGGCAAGAACCCGAAGAGCGACAAAGAGAAGGCTCGCCGCAAGTCGTTCAAAGCCCGTCACGCCAAGAACATCGCCAAAGGCAAGTGCTCTGCGGCGTACTGGGCAGACAAGGTGAAGTGGTAATGGAACCGAAGAAGCCGACCAAGAAGGCAGCGAAGAAGGCGACGAAGAAAGCGGTGGCGCCTACGCCACCGCCCCCGCCGCCTGAACCGCAGCCTGCGTGGGACATCAAACGGCGCCAGTTCGAAGAACAGTTGCAGTGGAAGAACCTCGCAGCCGACGGCTACGAGCCGTTTGCCGCTAGCGGCAACTGGATCTATTGGAGAAAGAAGCTGGACTGATGGGGGCATTCAGGGACCAGTCGTGGAGTAACAGGTACACGGCCATGGGGGACGCTGCTGAAGCGCAGTGCGTGGCCTGGCTCGACAGCAACGACCGAGGGTGGGTGCGATACGGGCTAGACCGACCGCCCCTGCGGATGTCGATGCTGCCCAAGTTCATCCGCCACACCCCTGACTTTCTCACCAGCGCCAGCCTCGTAGAGTGCAAAGGGTTCGGGCGGGACCAGCTAGGCAAGATCAAGCTTGCCGACTGGGCATCGTTGATCTCGTGGCACAAGCTGCATCCCGTCGAACTGTTCTTCTACGACCAACACAACGAACGGTGCATCGTCGTGCCGTTCGACAATCTGCACCAAGTGCTTTCGGACAGAGACAAGCGGATCCAGAAGGATCAATTCAACGACGACCCTCCCAAGCCATACTGGGCTTTCCCTGCCGACCTTCTGGCAGAGCTAGGCGAAACCCATGGGTCAATCACAACCGAGGCGTAGACGCACCCAACCTTCCGTTGAGGACCGTGCTGCGCTGCAGGAGAAATGGGAGCGGATACTCTTGGCCGAAGGACTACCAGCAGAACCTAAACGCCCGTTTATGCGGGATTCGAAGCAGGACGCCGACGGCATCCGCCGCTGGCGTGGCCCTCGGGAGATCTCTTCAGACCTGATTGATGTGCTTGGATACGACGAACGTGTCCTTACAGCCACTGAGAGGCTCATGCAGGCTCCTCACCACCCTCTGGGTGGGTACACTGCCGAAAAGCTCCACGAGCTACGAGAGGCGCTCCTAGACGCCATAGAGGAGACATTGACTGCAAGAGAAGCCGAAGCGCTTGTTTCGATCGTTCTCGGCCAAGACACCTACGACACCGTAGCCCGACGAATGAAGCTGCCCCGCAGCACCTGTTACCTGACCGTCGCACGAGGTTTGGACAAGCTCCGAACCGTGCTAGAAGATGTGCCCGAAGTGGCCGAATACTTAGAACGACACACAGTCAAGGAGACGGAATGACCTCAGCCATGGGATATTTCGAAGGACTCGGCTGCACCGCCGCAGCTGTCCAATACGACGGCACCGTGTACGGCGCACAACGCCTACAAGACTGGGTTCTTGATGACGAAATGCCGCCCGACTACGAACAAGACGAAGTCCGCAATAACACAGCAACCCTGTTCATCTACGGCGGAGTGTTCGACATTGAACCAACCGACTGGCTGGTTCAAACAATCGAAGGCGACTGGCTCATCTTCGACGACGACAACATGCAAGACCTGTTTGAGTACATCGAGACTGAGACGACGTGAGCGGCAACGACGAGACTGAGAAATGGCTGCAGATGCTGCACCAGATGGGTGTCGACATCTGCAACACCCCCGCCGACCCTCAGCCCGTCGTGCCCACAGACATGTCAGGCGCCTACATCAGCGAAGACGGCTACGTGGTCACCGTGCTGCGGTGGCCACCGTCATGGATCGCAGCCCTGAGGATGCACCTCAAGCACCTAGACGACCACCCGTGCCCGATGGGCATGATGGCGATCATGCAGATCGCTCAAACGATCGAAGAGATGATGCGGCCAGCGGCAGCACCGCTGGCCCGTCATCTGATCGAAAACCCTGAGCTAGCAGAGATGCACGAAATCGAGTTCGACCTGACACCCGACGAGATCGAAGACATCATCTACCTGCGAGACAACGCCTGGGTGTGGGAAATCAACTACGACGGCACCTGCGACTGGGACTAGACGGGAGTAACGGCTCGTCGCACAGCGACAGTCGTAGCGGCCAACGTGCCGATAGCGGCAGCCAACTCGCCACCGTCCAGATCCAGCCCGATGATGGCGGCTACAGCCACGATCAGGTTGGCGATCAACACAGGTTCAGTGCGCAGTTTGCTCACGTCCATGCTCCTATTCCACAAAGCGCCACTCACGCAGCCGCTCTCGCTCGTCTAACAACAGCTCTCGCTGCCTGTAATACTGCTGCTCAGGCGTGATCGTTCTGAAACCGAAACCGAACGTCCAGTTCACCCAGTTCTGGACGTAACGCTGGTTCGTCTTCTCGTCGTAGTCATCAAACGGATACAGCCTGCGCAGGTTGCCCAACACAGGCAGGAACGATTCGATCTGAGCGTTTCGCTGCTGCGATGTGTAGTACGTGCCTGACTTGCCTCGTTCGATCAAACCTGCTGCGTGCATCGCAGGCAACACAAACGGCACCTGACCCAACGTTTCGGACCAAGCCTCAGGCATCGGTTCCAACGTCCGATCGTAGCTAGACCCAAAGAACACAGACTGCCCGAAAGCGCCTTCCGCACTCGTCTTGATCAACGGGTTAGCCATCTCCAAGAACTGCACAGTTGGGCTGTTCGGATGCTGGAACACGGCGCCAACAGGATCCCTGTTCGCCACCGCATCAACCAAGAACGACATCCTGTTGATCTCGTTAAACGGCAAATCAGGCGACCAAACAACAGGGTTCCCACCCCACGAGAACGGCATGCGAATGTTGAACCTGTCGTCCATCCACTTCGGCAAAGCAATCTCAGTTTCCTGCTCACGTTCCATCTCAGCCTTGAAACGGAACATGCGGTTGTAAACCTTGGGCTTGGCAATCATCGACTCAAGCTGCAACGGCAGGTTCTTGCGTGACCACGTGTAGAACGGAATCATCCGTCGGATGATGCCCTTCTCAACACCAGACAGATCGTCATAGTCGAAGTGGTACTTGAACACGGCTTCGACAGCTTCTTCCATCGACCCGCCCTTGGACAACACATCCAACGCCAACGAACCACGCAACAAGTTCTCCATGTGAGCGTTGCCCTGACGGACAAACAACACAGCAGCGTTCTTGCGGCTCAACGGGTTCAACGTGTGACGCAGGGCCTGATCACGGATGCGGTACGTGCCAAGCTCCTGCACCGTGCCGCCGTTCAACACACCCATCTCGATCATTTGAGCCAACGAATCAACAATCCGTTGACCCTCATCGCCCTGACGAGCGATGACACGCTGAGCTTGCTGCGAGTTTCTAAACGCATCCGCCTGCTGGCTAGGACTCATCATCGTCGCGTTCAAAGCCTCACGAACAGCTCCCTTCTTGAAACCAAGGCCCCACAAAGGAGCGTACATCTTCTGGAACCTGCGATACGACGCAACGTCAACGCCCGCAAGAGCGTTGTTGAAAATGCCACCCAAACCGTTACGCATCAAGAAACCAGGCGAAGCAATACCCCACGACTTCATCAACTCAACGACATAATCCAAGCCCGCAACAAAGATGTTGTCAGAGCCACGACCCATGATCTCGTTGACCTGCATCAGCCCGTCAGCAATGTCCTTCGGCAAAGCAGAGTTCGTGCCATACGGCACCCAACCCATCGCCAAGACTTCCTGCAAAGCCTGAGTTTGCTCAGGGGCTTTCATCGCAAAGAACTTGGCTGCCACCGCATCACGATCAACCTTCGCCGCAATCAAGTCAGCCTCAGCCTGAGCAGCGTCAGCCTGTAGACGCAACGAATCCACGATCGAGTTATTGCGTGCGTTGTTGGCTTCTACAGCAGCAGCGCCCAGACGGGCAATGTCTTCACGATTCTTGTCAATGTTGCGAACAATCAGCTCCGCAGCAGCATCACGAATGTTTTCTGCCTGCTGACGGAAACCCATCTCTTCCATCTGGGCCTGTTCTGTACGCCACTCAATCCTGCCCTGCATGTCACGCATCTCGCCACGCAACGCACGGATCTTGGTTCGGTTAGCTGCAGCATTACGAGACGCCGACTCAACCGAGGCGTCCATGTGCGGCAGAGTGTCAGACAGCTCTGCCGCCTCGTCGTACATCTTCCAAGCTGCACGAGTCTTGCGGTCCCTAATGCCACGCACCAGCGTGTCAGTCCAAGCAATCAAGTCTTCGCCAGACGAACGGGCGTACATGCTGGTAATCGACGACGCTTCCATCGTCCGAGCAAGACGATCAATCTGCAAACCGTAACCAGACAGCTCATCAAGCTGCTGCAACAGGTACTGCTCCATCTCGTCCAGACCTGCAGCCAAACGGCCAGCCTCGTCAGTGCCCGAAACAGCCAGTCCGCCACGAGCCAACCTGAACTGATCTAGAGCCTCTTCCATCCGTTCGATCGTCTGCCGCACCTTGTCGACGTGCTCACGGAACCAGATGCCCGAACGCAACGCAGGCGCGTCGTTCGTTCGATACACCTTCGGGTTGAGCAGATTCTCAGGCTGCTGGACTGCTTCGCCCAGCGTCTGCCGACCCATGGGGCGAGAAAGCAAATCGGAACGTGCCTCGCCAGCCAACTCAAACGCTTCCCTAGCCGTGTTGTCAGCCGTTTCCAAAGTCTCACGCAACACTGGTGCAAGCTCATCAAGAACACCGTTCCAAGCAAGCTGGTTCTCTCCAGCAGCAGCAAACGACAAACGACCAGCGTCTTGCTGCAACAAATCATCAGCACGATCAGAACCACCAAACGCTCTGTTGATCGAGTCGCTCAGGGCCTGCTCATAGTTTTGCCTCAAAGCAAGATTGTCTGCGCTGTCAGCCGCTTCCTGCAAAGAACGCATCCAGCCTTCTTGGAAATCGGTCGTAGGCCCGTTAAACGTCACGCCACCATCAGGCAGATATTCAACCAGTTCCCTTTCGGCCAATTCTTCAGGCGACAAATCTTCCAACGTGCGTTGCCCATCGAACAACAGTTCCGACTGGGCCTGCTGCGACTCGTCCCACATCCTCCAAGCCATCTCTGACTCAGACATGCCAGACGCGCCGAACGAGTCGGCCATCGTGACAGGCTCAATCTGCGCAGGATGCAACGGCGACACCGCCCAGTTGCCGACCTCTTCACGCATGCCATACGCAACAGAGTCATAGCCCTCACGACGCAGCTGACGAATGTACGCCTGCTGCACCAACTCCATCACACGGCCAGCTTCGTCGCTGCCAATCTCGCCGCCCTGATACAGGTGATTGCTGGACAGGCGATACACGTAATCGTCGAAGAACCCGCCGACATTGCCAGCCAACGCCTGCTCTTTCGTCATCGCTGCCCGAGACAACGGGTCCAGCCCGTCATCCAGCGCCCGTGTAGCCGCATCATCAAGAAGATCAAGACGTTGCTGAGCCACACTCAGCAACGTGCGCTGCCCACGTTCAGGCTGCATCGCCATCAACGCATCCCAAACCTCACCGTCAAGCTCGACATCCAACGCCCGAGCGTAAGACAACATCTCCGCAATGCCGTCAGGCGATTCCAGATCCCAGTTGTCAGAGAACCTGGCCAAGTCAGGAACGCCATCCAACGCTTGCATGAACGAGTCCCAATGATCGCCATCCGCCTCACGCAAAACCACTTGCAGCACAGCGTCAGAGAACGTCATTTCAGGGGCGACTACACCGCCCGTCTCGTCCACGCCACGCACCAGCATGTCGATCTGTTCAGCGTGCGGCACACCCGCCCGCTGCATGTACTCCAACGTGAACACGCCCTGCTGGAACCCAGCGTCCACCATGTCGGTCTGCATCTCAGCCAGACCCAAACCACGGGCACGGCCACCAGGCCCGACCTCGTCAACGCTGCCAAGAATGTCACGACGCAGTTCGCCGTTCACAAAGTTGTCCAGCGAAGCGCCATACACCTTCGGGTTGCTGGCACGCACCTTGACCGCAGCAAGCTTGCCTGCGTCAGGGTAAGACAGATCCCAAATGTCAGCGCCCCGAGGCACACGGTTCAACAAGAACCGAATGAACTCGTCGTCGTACCGCAACGACTCAAAGTCCTGAACCTGCCAGCCAGACTTCACACGCCTGTTCGTGTAATCCGCCATGGCCTGCACCACAAGCGGGTTCTCGCCATCCAGCATGCGACCAAACCGCTCAGCCAACGACCTGTTCGTAGCCAAGTGAACACCAGCAAACGTGTCCAACTCTGCAGTTGACCGCAACGACGGATCAATAAACGTCTTCGTCAGATCCAACCGAGGGTTCACGGCGTTCACGCCGTGATAAAACACGTTCTGGCCAGCAACAGCCAAGTAGCCGTTATTCGCAACAATTAGCCCTTCGATTGCTGCACGAACAGCCTCTGCCTCATCAGCAATCATGTCAGCGCCAAGACCTGACACAAGACGGTCAAGCCGACGAGACAACTGTGCCTGCGTGCGCAGCCACTGAACGCCCTCTTCAACGTCAGGATTGCCTGCGTCAATCAGCTTGATGTAAGAACGCCTCGTGCGATGCTCAGCAGCCAACATCCCCTTCAGCTTGTCAGACTCAGCCTTGACCACCTCGTACTTGATGCTGACCCCGTCAGGATGAAAAATCTTCGGATCAGCAGCATCAACATCGAACCCCATCGCCCGCAAGAACGGTTCGATGTCTTCGTTGTACGTGTTCCAATCAAGGCTCAAGTTGTACTGCGGGGCGTCATCAGTCGCCCCAACAAAATACGGGTTCTTCAGGTCGTCCAACGTCGTCTCAACGTTGCCCGTAGTCGGACTAATCAGACCCTTGTTGTCATAAGCATCAGCAATGCTGGGCCGCTTGCCAGGTGTCTGCCACGAAGCAGCCCCCTGTAGACGAAACTTCGGAATGAAGTTTGACTGGCCACTCAGATGCTTGAAGTGCGAATCACGGAACCTGATTTGTTCAAGAATGTACTCAAAGACACGAACCCGCTTCTCCGTCTCGTCGATAAACGCATTCGAACGAGCCAAAGCCAGACGCAAATCTCGCTGGTCACCTGCACGAGCCAAAATGTCAGCGTCTAGCTGACCCTTGATCACGTGCAGATCAGTCAGATCCTGCTCAATACGGCGAATCTCTTCCAACGCTTCAAGAGTGTCGTCTACACCCTTGTCGAACTCTTCAGCCTTCAGACTGCCCCGTTCGTACAGGTCAGCAATCTTCTGCTTGACTGCCCTGCTGGCCTCTTCGACTTGTCGGACTTCCAAACCCAACGTCTTTTCACGAGCCAACGCAGCTTCCAACGCCTCGTCTAGCGCTTTCAGCCTGTTCACATCAGAAGACGTATCGAGATACCTAGCAAGAGCAGACGCAGCCTCGTCGGCCAACTCGTCTAGCTCTTCACCGATCTGGAAAAGAATCGAGACTTGCGGAATGTCGACAGGGTCCAGCCCGACAGCGTTTGCCAGGTCACGCTGAGACTGCTCAAAGTCAACCGCTGCCTGCTTCTCAGCGGCAGTAGCGTCGGCAGCCAACTGCTGAGCTTTAGCGTTCTTAGCCGTCTGGTTCGCAACAAGTTCGTCAGCCTTGTGCAACTCGCGCTTTGCAATCAAGTAAGCAGCTTCGCCTGCACGATCGACAACAGTCTTAGTGCGGTCAATGGCAACGCCGTTCCTGATCAGGTACTGCTCAAGCCAAACGTTGCCAGTGCGACGGGCAACCCGACGCAAATGAGTAGGCATCGCTTCAAACAAGTCGTCGCTAAACCACTTGAGTACATCACGCCCGCCGTATGCGGCAGCATGTTCTTCAAGAATGTCAATAGCCTGCTGCCGTGGCGTGCGACCGACTTCGGCTCCCCGAATAACAGCGTCTTGTTCAGCGGTAACAAGCCGCTCGCCCATGAAGTTCTCGCCAGCAACAATGTTGGCCTTCCGTTCGAAACTGGCCTTGTCGAACTTGACGCCACGAGTGCGTGAGTAAGTCAAGTACTGTGAGTACTCAGCAGTAACAACTGCAGGCTGCCAGTCAGCACGCTTCAGGATGTACTCGATACCAGCAGACTCATTGGCTGTGTCGGCAACAAAATCAGCAAACTGCTTGAGTTCGTCAAACAACTGCTGATCCATGCCGTCAACAGGCTGGCTGCGGCCCAAAGCGTCATACGCTTGCTGGCCAGTAATACCAGCCTTGATCAGCTTGCTTCGAAGCTGATCCCAACTTTTCAACAACGAGTTTTCAACTGCGGTTTCTACACCACGAGACAGATTGCTGCCGTTCAACGAAGTCCAAGCTGCTCCCCACAACTCGTCAGGACTCATTGGCATTGCTTTGCCAGCTTCGTCCAGCTTCGTAAAGACATGCTTTGCGTCAGTAGCCAACGACGCCTGGTTGATCAAGAAATCTTCGTCACGTAGAAGCCGACGAATAATGCGACGGTCGCCGCCACGAAGCGGCGTCAGAATGTTGCCGATCCGCATAGTGACAGGCCGAATGCTAGGAATCGCCTTGCGGAACACGTTGTTGCGGCTAGCAAGAGTAATCGTGCGCTGCCGCACCCTGCCCAACGTCAACTTCTGAGCAACAGCACCAGTGCCAGGCACGATCATCTGCAAACCAGTGTTGATCTCTTCGCCCTGCTTGATGAACCCCTGAGCGATGCCGTTGTTATTCAGCCTTCTCAGCTGATCAGGGGTCAAAGACTTCAAGCCTTTGGTGTAAATCTGGCGAGCCAAAGCAACGTCGCCAGTTTGCATCGCCAGTTTTACGCCGCCTGCCAAACCCATGCGGGCGCCGTTAGCGGCACCAAGAGTCAGGTACGACAACGGGTCAAGGCCAACTTCAAAAACGAAACCAGCGATGTTGTCCAAAGGCTTGTAGCCAAGGACTTCAACCTCACCCAACCCAGGGAACCAAGCCTGGACTAGTTCGCCACCGCCAATGTTGCGATCAAACTGTTCTTTGAACTCAGACCAAGACGCCTGCTCGCCGTCCATGAAAATGTCGCCGTACTCTTTGTACGCCGACGTGACAAGAGCGCGACCAGCATCAAGAACTTCAATGACGGGAGACAGCGCCTGCAGGCCCTTGGCCCACGCAGGCATGGCTTCGTAAGCAGCGTCGACAGCGTTGTCACGAGACAGCACAGCAAATAGCTGCTCTTGCTGCTCAGAAGTTAGAGTCGCACCGCCAAGGCCACCAAGGCCGCCGTAATACTGTTCGATCTGTTCCGCAGCGCCTCCAGACGGCTGCGGAACAACCGTGCCCGCAGCGCCGCCTGTAGGAGCACGAACCTCAAAAGGATCGAGCGTTCCCTCTTGCTGAAGGATCTTATCAATGCCGTCAGGTCCGAACAGCTGTTCCAGATTTTGCCCCGAAGGTTCGGTGTCGCTCATTGACTACCTTTCGGGAGTGACGTATTCACCCGTTTCAGGGTCGACAGAAAGAATGCCTGAACCAACAGCCATTTCGACTGCAGAACGCCACGCCATGATGTCGGACTGAGACGCAGGATTAATAGCAGTAGAGCTGTTAAACGAGTTAACAGCATTGTTGAACCCTTCAACAAGGTTCAACGGGCTTCCCATGTTTGCCAGGAACAGAGTTTCAGCAAACTCTGCATCTTGGGCCAAGCCCAACTGCTGGCCAGGAGTCAACGGATCAGGATACATCCTGTCAATTTCTTTCTGCTGACCGTACTGCTGGATGTCCATTTGAGTCGTGAAGTAGTTATCCGCAACACCACCCAACACCATCGACAAAGCATCGTCACGAGACATGCCCCGCTTCATCAACTGAGCAACCATCTGAACATCAGCCTGCGAACTCAAAATGCCGCTTGCCCTGCTGCCACCCACCTGCTTGGTCGGCGGACTCAACGCCAACTCCAACAGGCGCTGACGATTCGCCTCAGAAATATCAAACTCTTGGCGGCTACGCTCAGCAATTAGGTCATCAATCAACTGCTGAGCCTCAGTCTCCGCAGTTGAACGTGCCCCCTGAGCAATCTGCTCCGTCAGCCCCTGCTGACGGCTCGACTGCTGACTAGCAATCTGCGTCAACCGCTCGTTCAAATCCCGCTGAATCTCAGACTGGCCAGCCATCAACACACGTTCCTGCTCACCCGCAGCAGCAATATCACGCATACCGCCAGCAGAAACCAAACCACCCATCGAACCTGCACGACGCAACGCCTCATCCGACGCAGCCACGTTCCGCATAGCCGCAGCCAAAGCATCATCGCCAATCCTGGCAGAAGCAGCAGCGCCACGCTGCTCAATGTCACGCTGATAACTCGTCAACGACTCCAACGCCTTCGCACGAGCCAACTGAATCTGCTCATCAGCCTGCGCCAAACGAGTATCAATCGCTGCTTCAGCCAGATCAAACTGAGACTGCAACTGCTCCAAACCACGAGCCAAAGTGTCGTTAATCGCAGCCGTCTGCAACGCCAACGCTTCTTGATCAACAACCGTCCTAGACGCCGTTGCAGGCGTGTACAAACTATCGAACCACTCTTGCAACGCACGCTGATCCTGCGCCTGCTGCTCAGCGTAATCAGCGTAAGATGTGCCCGTAAAACGCTCTAGATCCTCGTAACTGGCAAACACGCCAGCAGTAACAGTGCCTTCAACAGGATTTGTGGTGTAACGCTCCAACTCTTCCCGAGTAGCAAAAACGCCAGCTGCTGCTGGCTCAACAAGCTCACGAGCTTCTTGAGCACGTTGCGCAATAGGAGTAACCATCAGTAACTCCCCTGCAGCATCGCAGCAATCGCAGACCGACGCTGCGCCTCCGACAACTCAATGTCAGCCAACGACATCGCACGGTTAATGTCAGCAGAACTCAACTCACGAGCAAGCTGCTGCCCCTTAGCCAAATAAGAACGTTCCAGCCGCTGCCCAGCCCGAAGACGATTCGTCTCGAAATCCGCCAACCCACGGCCATAAATGCCCGAACGCAACAAACCCCGCCCAGCGTAGGCGCCAGGAAGCTGCTGACGTTGACGACGCAGCCCCTCAAACAACGAACGTTCCTCTTCGCTGCGCTGCAAGTCCAACATGGACTGGCGAGCAGCAATGTTCGTAATGTTCTGGGCGTACCCGTAATCAACGGCCTGCCTTTGCTGTTCAAACGCAGCGTATTCCATTGGGGAAAGATCAGCCATCTGGGTCACCACCTCATTACGTCATGGACATTGTTTGCCTAATCTTCGACAATTTCAGGGGTTTCGGCGTCTACAGCAGACAACTCAGCAATCTGCTGCATAGCCTTCTGGTTCTGGATAGCCAGAACGCAGATCTCTAGTTCCTTCGGGAACCGATTCTGCATAAAGGCGACTACTTCTTCAGCGGTAACGTTCATGACCCTGACTCTAGCGCAGAAACCCGAGTCATTGTCTCTTGCAGCTTCTGCGTCAGCAACGCAACCATCGCCATCGGATCAGGCGAAAACTCGCTAGCAAGAATCATCGTGTCGTCACGGCCATACAAGTCCTCCAGACCGAAGCCTGCCCGTCGCAGAGGCATCAGCCCATCGGTTTCGCCAGCTTCTGTGTTGTCAGGAACAATCGTGTGACCGCCGACGATCTCAGTTACTTCGCCTGTGCTGTCGACGTACTGTCCGTTTGGATGGAACGTGATTGGGCGAAGCGACATAAACGCCTCGTCTGACATTGCTAAATCTTCAATGCCGCTCTTGAACTCGTAAGACGATGCCGAGAACCCAAGACGTTTCATTGAAACGCCAGCTACCGTTTGCGTTGACATAACCGCCGTGGTTCCAGAGAAACCACCGCAGTAAGTAGACACGCCAACGTAGCCGTTGCCTGCCGAACCAGTACCACCCGTCGTGTAGTTGTTCGCTCCAAACGCAACAATGCCGTCCGAATCATAAATTTGTGTGTATGTGTCGGCATCGAAGTAGATCAGCCATTGGTTATCTACATCGTTGTAGATGCCGCAGGTTTCGGTGCCGTTACCCATGAACACCTGCTGGCCGTTGATTGAGTAACCTTCCCAGTTGCCTGCGCCCGTACCCCTGGTCTGTACCGACCCGTATTGGCCTGTGACTGGACCGAGGCCATCATCAGAGGTGCCCATCAAAAATGCGTTAGCACGGACGTTGCTTGTCGCACGAATTTCGCCTGCAACGTCCAGCTTGTACGACGGCGTGGTGTCACCAATACCGACATTGCCGCCGCCTGTAATATTCAAAACGTCGTCTTGCGAGTGCAAGCCAAACGAAAGACGGTTCGACGTAGACCCCGACGAGTTGTAATGGAAATACATCTGGCCTATGTTGCGAGCAGAGTCAGACAACCCAGCAGAAACCAGCAACTCGTCACCCGAAGCCATGCCAGAGTTCAAGATGCGAATACCACGCTGCCAACTGCCCGTGCCAGTCTTCACTATGTCAAGCGGCGCTCCAGGCGACGCAGTGCCGATGCCTACGTTGCCCTCAAAGTGATTGTTTCCGAATCCGCTTCCCGTCCAATAGCCCCACCTTATTGAGTTCGTAGAAGCATCAGGGGCAGCGAATCCATACTCTGAAAGCGTGCCGCCTGTAGACGAAATCCTAAGCTGATCGACTGTATTGCCACCTGCGAAAAGATGCAGAGCTGTAGCAGGCGTCGTGGTGCCGATACCGACACGGTTAGTCGACGCATCTACGAACAGCGTGCCCGAATCAAAGTTCGCATCGCCCGAAGCAGTCAACGTCGTCGCAGCAACACTCCCGCCCGACAAGTTTGTCGCTGTCGTTGCTGACGTAGCCGACGTGGCCGTAGCAGCGTTCCCGCTGATGTCGTTCGACAACGTCCCGTTCGGAACATCGTTCGTACGGCCAGCACCCAACACCAAAATCTCGCCCGTCGAAGCATCCGACCGAACCACACGGCCAATCTTCTGCACCAACTCAGACGCACCCGTCGGACGGGTGCTCGTCAACGCTCCAGGCGTAGTCGACACATACAACTCGTCGTTCACCGAATACGCCGACGTATCAACCAGCTTGATAATGCCAAGAATCGTTGCCGACCCCTCAGTGTTATTCGCAAGCTGGTCGTCCAGCAAACCCAGTGCAGGCATCGTTGACGCATTGTCAGCGTCTGATGCTTGCACCTCAACCGCACCAGAGGCTCCTACAGAACCCGTGGCGTACACTGCAGCACCCTTTGCAAGTGTGCCGCCCGACGTGTTCTTGACCGTAATGTGGGTCGCGCCGTACAAATCGGCAGTGACCGAAGTCAGGTCAATGTCGTCGTCAAGGTTCAACGTCACGGTGGCAGCAGAACCGCCGCCGTTCAAGTTCGTGCCAGCCGTAACTGTCGTAATTAGGCCATCAGCGCCGTCAGCACCGTCAGCGCCTGCTGGCCCCTGCGGGCCAGTAGCGCCTGTTGCACCCGTAGCGCCAGTCGCACCTGTATCACCTTGCGGTCCCTGCGGACCTGTGTCGCCTTGTGGACCCTGAGGGCCAGTAGCTCCAGTCGGGCCTGTCGGGCCAGTCGGCCCGTCTCTCAGAACAAAGTCGAAGGTGGCGGCACTAGAGGTGCCGCTGTTCGTGACAGACGCCGTGCCAGCGTTCGTGACAGACGTGGTAGTGCCGACAGCGATCGTCGCAGCCGCACCATCTGCACCATCTGCACCGTCGGCACCTGCAGGCCCCGTAGCGCCCGTATCTCCCTGGGGGCCTTGGATGCCTTGGATGCCTTGAGGGCCAGTCGGTCCCGTGTCGCCAGTATCACCTTGAGGCCCCTGCGGGCCAGTTGGGCCAGTGGGGCCAGTTGCACCAGTAGGACCAGTGGGGCCATCAACAAGAACAAAATCAAAGACCGCAGCGCCAGAAGTGCCGCTGTTAGTAACGCTCGCAGTTCCAGAGTTATCAACAGAAATCGTCGTCCCAACAGCAATGGTTGCAGCTGCACCCGTAGGGCCAGTAGCACCCGTGTCGCCCTGCGGTCCTGTCGCACCAGTCGCTCCCGTCGGCCCTGTCGCCCCCTGCGTGCCAGTCGCACCCTTCTGCGCCAACGTCTGCCAGTTCGTGTTAGAGGCGCCTACAGACGGCAGAGCGTTGCCCGTGTTAGAACTAGTGCGAGACACAAACGTGTTGCCGTTGCCGTCGGCAACGACATCACCAATGTCATAGGTGGCCGACGAACTGTAGGTGCCGACGTAGTCAGGCCCGCCCGAAATGTTGACCTGAACTGAAGGTTCGTCAGAGTTCAGGTTGTACTGACGGTCTACCCAGTTACCCATTTTCAGCGTGCCATTCTAGGTGGTCGTCTTGACGACGACGGACTTCCTTAACGTCGTCCCGAACTTCACCAATCCGTTCCGAAATGTCATCCAGCCGCCGCAGATTAGCGGCGTGCTGGTCAGTGTTCTCCCGCCGAAACCTGGCAGCAAAGACAGCAAACAGGCCCGTTACCAGAGCTGCTCCCGTGCCGCCAAAGATGGCTGCCCACTCAGCCATGTCATGCTGCCTCGACAGCTGCCAAACGAGTACGAATGTCTTGGATTGCCAACGTCATCAACGACATCCACGCCGTCTGATCAACACCCATCAGAATCTGATCGCCGTTTTCATCAGTACCGTGGCTAGCAAGAAACTCCGAAACCGTTTCCATGTCATCAGCAATCGGGCCGATCTCGGGATACCCAGGAGCAGTAATACGGTTCCACATCTTCGGAACGACAGAGTCAATCATGTCGGCAGTCAAGTAACTGCCGAGATCCGTCGAAATGTTTTCCTTGTCGGCGGCAACCGAAGAGTTCTTGACCAAAGCAGACAAGCCAAAGCCAGTGATGATGTGAGCAGCGGTGCCGCTGCCAGTCGGAAACTGGGAGCCGCTGTCGTTCGACTTGAACGTACCAGTGGCTCTGGTAACAACGTCGTTTTCAGTTACAGCGCCACCGATCTGAAACTGTTTGTTGCCGTCAATCCAAAACGAAAACTCATCATCGTCGTCGTCGAACCTGATCTGATCGTTCTCGTTACCAAACTCGATCTTCTTCTGGCTGCTGACATTCAACAAGCCGTTTACAGACAAATTGTTAGGGAACGTGTAGTTGCCTGTGCCGAACGTGCCAGCATCAATCTTGCTGGCGTTCAAATCGGGAATATCGGCAGCTTCCAAATCTGCCGCAAGCGTCAACGTAACGTTTGCGTCACCATCAATGCTGACGCTGCCCGTCATGTCACCGTCAACCGTCAAAGTGCGGGCAGTCAACCACTTAGAAGCAGTAGCAGCATTACCAGTCGTAGACGACGAAGTCGTAGCGTTGCCGTTAAACGTAGCTGCCGACACGTCAACAATGACCGTGCCGCTAGCGTTCAGAATGTCGCCCTTAAACGTAGCGTTGGAACCGTTAGTTCCGTTGCTGAGCACGATGCTGCTGCCGTCGCTGGCAACAACGTCACCCTTCAGGGTGCCGTCAACATCTAAGTTGCCTTGAGCGGTCAACGTGCCCTCCACGATCAAATTGTTGACCGTCTGGGTGCCGCTAATCGAAACGGTGCCGTCGTCCGTCACCATGTTGTCGTTGATGTAATCCACCAGCGAATCAAAGTTGGCGTTGACTTCTGCAGCGACCGCATCGGTCGCAGCAACAAACACGTTGGGTACTGAAACTGGATTAGCCATTGCTACGACCTCGGCTTCTTCGGCAGGTACTTGAGGGTGAAGCCTCTAATTTCCCATTGGACATTGGTTGGGCCACGGAACTTCAAAGCAACAGAGCGGCCCGTGCCCCCGATGCTTCCAGAACGAATCACTTCGTCCTGAGTAGCAGCAGACGAATACGCCCACTGGCGACTTCCCCAGAACGAACCAGAGTTATCGGCAGAGTGATCCACAACATCTGGATTTTCAGCTGTGCCATGATCAACAGTGACATACGGCGCATCACCATCATCGTCGTCCCACGCAAGGTTGTTAGGCAAACCCGTACCAGCCACGTTGATCAGCAACGTCTTGCGGACTTCGCCATCGTAGTAGTCGAAATACACCTCGGTCTGAACCGTGTGAGCCGACGGGCCAGCCATAATAAACTCAGGCGTCTTGTACCGTTTCGGCAAGAACGGCGACCCGCTGTCTAGCCAGCGGGTTTTGAAGTACGAATCGACGCCTGTCAGTGTCGATGTCGCAGCGTCATTGAACGTGTCATAAGCGGTGTCGACTTCAAGCTGTACCAGCCCAGCAGCCTGACCTGTAGCCGCCACATGAATGACTTCATAGTCAGCGTTCTGAAACTCGACGTTAGCCAGCATGTCAATGTCGTACACGACCCAAGCGGCAGTTGACGGATCAAATACAAAGCAGCGGGACGTGTAATCTTCCATAGGTACACGGACCCAAACACGGCCTTTGACTGCGGCAACGTACACGTTGTCGAGGTTGTCGCTGTCTACTTCGCCCCGCTCCATGAGCGGGTACACCTTTTCGAACGCCCAGCGGGGTTCGCCGTCGCCGTTGTAGAAGTAGACGCCACGGTCAGGCGAAAAGAACCAGACACCGTCAGGGTTGACGCATACGCCGTTGGCGTTTGTGGCGCCTACAGACGACGAGACTTTGACGACCTGAAAGTTCTGGCGGCTGTACCCGAGCACGGCATAGACGGAACGGTTCAGGAATACCAGTAGCTGGTCACGGAACGATGCGATCTTGACGATTTCGTCGCCGTCTTCGTCGCCAACGTCGATCCAGTCGTCTTCGGCCCAACGATCAGCGTAGCCAGGGTGCGAGAACCGCACCCGAGTTGGATGCACGTTGACGCCTTCGTCAGTGTGCGCAGCCCACATGAACCCGCCGTGCGAAGCCACAAACTTGCACTTAGGAAAGATGTTGCCTGCAGCAGTGGCGTAGTCGTTCTGGTACGACGCGTGAGCGTCAGGCACCTCAGCAGTAGCGGAATCGGGCGTACCCAAAGGCGTGCCCCACGACTGAGTAAGATCCAAACCGCAAGCAAACCATGACTTGCCGTTCATCATGGCGTGGTCAAGGATTTCGCAGTCGCCAGTGTTCGTAATGCTGGTCCAGCCTGCACCAATACCGTAAGCCATGTTTGTTGCGCCAACGCCGCCAGCAGTCGCAACAACCTTCGACGTGTTGTTGACCTGATCTCGATGCTCAAACAGCTTTTCAGGCGTAGTTGTGTTGCCAAACGGCTGATGGTCGCCCCAGTCAGACACGGCTTTGCGACGTTGCACGCCGCCACGGCGTGAAACGTCCACGTTCAACATGTCAGGCGACTCGTTAACAGCCAGCATGAACTTGTCTTCGATAGCGTTGTAACCGCCAGTGAAATCAACTTGAGGATCAAGCCTCACGCTGGGACCACGGCCAGGACGCCTAATGGGAACGGCCATTCAGATCACTCCCATGCAAAGCGAGGATCCATCAACGGATACATGTTGCGGTTGTAGTTGCCGCCCATCGTCACGCTAATAGTGGGAGAAGGATCGTCGTAGAACCGAACCAGCTCCCGTAAACGCAAGTCAGCTAGATCGGCGTAGTACAAAGCCATCTGCGGCTCGTCCTGCTGTGCGTATGCCCTGCCCAGCGCCCAGTTCAGAATCGGGCTATCAAAGTCTTTGGGCATGTCGGAAACGCCAGAGTCGCCGTCAGCGACCCAATCCTTTGGCTTCTTGTAGCCACGGATCACGAACGTGTCATCAGAGTTGGCAGGTGCAGGGTCAAGCACTAGCTCGCCGTTGTTCCACACCGACCAGTAGCTAGGGCTGCCTGTGTTGTTGCTGTCTCGTGACCTGTAACGGTCACGGGTGGCAATGTCTTGCCATCGTAGATCCCACGAAGGTCCACGGACTTGACGGATTTCAGCAATTTCGTTGCCTGAACCGTCTTCAGATTCGATTTCAGCAAACGTGTAATTGCTTTGCCCGCTAACGCCAGTAAACGTCCAGTCGTACTGAAAGAACGGCCATTCCTGGCGACGGGTCTGTGCCCGAGTAGCTCCATCACGAACCCACTCGTCCACAAGCGTGTTCGGGAGGTCCGTGGCATCCAAGTCCAGCGTCAGTCGAATCAGTTCACGAAACTTTGCCAGGTTGTACGCCACGGGCCTCTCCAAACAATCAGATCAGGGGCAGGCCAGCCGTAGCTGACCTGCCCCGCCAAACCTATGCCTGATTATCAGACGGTAAGGCCAGTGATGCAGCCCTGGTGACGACGGCTGTTGATCGTCAGGTTGCCGTAGGTGAGCATCTTCATGGTCCGAGTGTCCTTGTCGACAGGCTGGATGAACGGGCCAGCCTTGAAGAAGCGGTCACGGTGAACCTTGAGACGCAGGTACTTCGGGTTGATGAAGTACATCTCGCCAGCGGGGCAGTCCTCGTCGAAGAGAACGGGGCGGCCCTTGAACTCCAGAGACTGGAAGCCAGCGTCAGCAAGAGCGGTGTCCATGTAACGGACGTTGCCCTGAAGCAGGCTTTCGTACTTCTCGTGGAGCGCCTGGGTGGTGATGACGAACTGCGGGGTGTCGCCACCGACCGACGCGTCGTTAAACACGTTGGTCATCATGGTGCGGTCCAGCTCAGTAGCGTCCGTGTGATCGAACGCAGCCGCACTGGTTGCGTCGTGGACCTGGCTCTGCCACCAAGTGTTGTTAGCGGGGTCAATACCGCCAACCACGGTGCTGGTGTCCTTAATCAGGAGGCCAATGCCGTGGAAGTCGTTCGGGTTGCTGCCCGAAACGCCACCAGCAGCGTAGAACATCTCGTTCATCTTCTGAACAACAGACTCACGAGCGACCTCGATCTTGGTGTTGAGAAGGTCGAGGAACGCAGCTTCGCCGCTGTTCTGAGCCTCTTCAATACCCGAAATCGACACGGTCGAAGCAAGCTGCTTCCAGTCGTAGATAGCCGAGGTGACCTCTTCCTGCGGGGTGTTGCCGATAGTACCGACACCCGAGTAAGTGATCGTGTTGGTCGAGTTGTCCTGAGCGATCAGCGCTTCCTGAATGCGAGCACCGCCGTCAATCTGGATGACCTGCCCCGCACGAGCGAGGAAGTAAGCCAGCGGACGGGCCTGGAAGACCTGATCAATGAACTGGGGGGTGACCTTGGCAAAGGTCGTGGTCAGAATGTCTGACCAGTTAGCATCGGTGTCCTTGTAACCGAAAGCCATGATGTACTCCTAAGGAGAGTAGGGACGGGATCAGCCGAACGTCAGCCGTTCAGCAGCGGATCTCTAAGGTCCGACACGCCGTTTTCGGCCATCGAATCTCGGAGAGCCTCAGCGAGAGTGTCTCGCCAAGAACCCTGGGAAGCAGGCGAATAGTCCTTCGGACCAGAATCCACGTTGCCGCCAGGGATACCAGCCCCTGCCGCCACAACACCCTGCATCTTCCGCTTTTCTTCCAGAACTTGCTGCTGCTCTGCCTCAATTGCCCGCTGCGTAGCAGCCGACTCCTGAAGTTCGACCCAGTTCAAATCGCGATACGCCATCTCAACCGTAGGAATGTCGTTCGCCTGCATGTGCCGAAGAACCACATCTTGATCGAAGTCGCCGTAGCGACTCTGAACATCAGCAATTTCATTCATCAAAGCTGAACGCTGCTGCTGCTGTGCGACGGTCCCGACCGTTCCCCGAAGTTGCTGGATCTCTGCCTTCAACGCAGCCACCTCGGGGGTGTCTGCGGGAGCCTCGACTGGCTCCCCCCACTCGTTCGTAGCTGCAGGAGCCGTAGCTGCTACAGGCTGCTGAACCTTGTAGGTGTTGGCAATCAACTCAACGGTTGCTTTGGGGTCTTGGTCAAGCGCCTGAAGAAGATCAAGTCCTCTTTGGGCGATTCGACGCTGGTTTGCGAGGTCTTGCGTTTTCTGGGTGTAATCCCTGTTACGCATGTACCCCTGTGCCGCCTCTTCCAGGGTGATCACTGTTCCGTCTGGGAGAGTGATTCCTTCGTTTGGCTGCTGCTGACTTTGGGCGGTTGCTCCGTCTTGGAGTCCACTTTCGGTCTGGATCACGGATTGCTCCTTAGGAGTCCACGGGCGGGTTGCTCCTATGGGAACCTAGACAATGTTCAGGAGAACAAAGCGTTCCAAGTGTTCCTGCCAACAACGCCATCGGGCTTCAGGCCACGATGGCGTTGGAAACCCTTAACAGCAGCTGCAGTCATGCGGCCATAAACGCCGTCAACACTGCCAGGATCGTGCCCTTTGTCTCGCAGTTGACGCTGCACCAACTCGACAGCTTTGCCACGAGAACGACGGCGACGGCTCAAAGGCTTTGCAGCAACCTGTTCTCCCAGCGCAGCGACGTAGGCAGCAACAGCTGCCCAGTCGACACCAAAATCCCCAACCTTGGGGTCGTTGGGCAGGGTGCGGCCACGCTGCAACCATGCGTACAACTCGCTGCCAGGGCAGCTCGTAGACGCCTTGTCTCGATGGCCTTTGATCCAAAGTTTGTTGTCGTACCGATTCTGGATCTGATCCATAGTCCAGCGGATTGACTTCAACGCTGCATCAGGAACAGGGCCAGATCCCCACCCTGTGTAGCAAATAGATTCGGTACGGCTGTTCCAGCCTCGGGTAGCGCCACCAACAATGCCGCCACCTCGCCCCTCGTAGACGACACCTTCTTCGTCAACGAGCCAGTTGTATGCAATAGCGTTCCAACCACGGGTATCCATGTGAGTACGTTCAAACGCCTTGAGTGCCTTAGGGCCGCTAGGGCCGTTCTGCACACCGCTGTGGTGCAGAACAATGCCTACAACCCTGGATGGCTTCAGGCGGGTAAACGGCTTTCGGGGCATGCGGGCGCCCCAGCCCGAACGTGTAATGATCGGTCGCATTGTGCTCCTAGTTGTCAGATGCCTAGCTGAGCAGCAGCGTCAGCGTCGGCTTGTGCTTGCGGTTCTAGCTGCGGAGCGTCGGCGCCCACGCCGCCGCCCGCACCCAAGGCTTGCATAGCCTGACCGTTCACGCCAGCAGGCATCCCCATCTGGGGCTGCTGCGGCTCTGTTTGCAAAAACTTCTCAGGGTTTTTAATCGCAAAGCCGTCACGTAGCACAACACGCAACAACTCTTGAACGTTGACCTGCCCCGTCTGGATAAACGGACCTAAAGCCTGCAGCATGCCTAGGGCAGACTGGCGACGGAACGTTTCGTTCTTCGGAACAGTAGACCCCGCTTCTACACGGAAGTCGTACTGGCCCTTGATGTCTTCACGGGTGTACGGAACCCACAGGTTTGCACCGTCACGACCAATAATCTTTGCTGCCTGTCGACCCGTAACGTACTGCTGGTTGATCTGTAGAAGCTTCGTAGCCAAATTTGCAATGAACGTTTCGACACGATCCAGCTTCTCGGCAGTACGGACGTTAGCAGCGTCCTGCAGCAGGCTCGCTTCGGTGGCGGTGCGGCGGATCTGGCCGCCGCCACCACGCATGAACTCGGTAATGCCTGAAATGTCTTGAATGTCGTTTTCGATAGCCTGCGACCAGTTGTACAGGCCAGGGTCCATGCCGATCTGGTTAACAGGCTGGATTACGTCAGCAAGCGGCACGCTGTCGTCTTCAACAAAGATCACTTCGCCGTCACGCTTTGAAGCAATCTTGGTCAGGTCCGACTGAGAAATTGCAGCCTTGCGGGCCAAGTACTTCCGTGCGTAACGGGCACGGTGGTTCATCATTTCAGAACGAGTCTTCGATAGTTCTTTGACCAGCGGAGCAATCATTTCCAGATCGCCCATCGGGTAGAAGTGGTCAGGCACCTCGTAGTTGCGAATCATCTCAAACGGATGACCAAACGCATACGGCATCTTGCGAGGCCGAATCAGGTACTCGGTAGCGCCAGCCGTAAACGTACACATCGTTTGACGTGCCAAGTCATAAAACTCAAACACCTCAATAAGTTCGTTGGACTCGTAGTTTTCCTGATGGCGAGCGTAGTGCGGGTCTGCCAATGTCAGCCCAGGCAAAGCGTTGTCACGGGCTTTGCGGCTGTAAGCAGGGTCGGTCTTTACGTCGTCAATGTGGCGCACAATGCGCTGCGCAATCCAACGGGCGTCTTCCAGCGACGTGGCTTCAGGGTTAACAAACATGTCGTGGGGCGAAATGCGCTCCATGACAGGTCGGTCAACAATTGTTTCTTTGGCTGCGCCAATAATTTGGCGGGCCAGTTCTTCGTCCGTGACAGGGTCACGGTCTTCTTCTCTAGCGATTGCTTCTTCGTCCAAAGCTGCTGCTTGGAACCGAATAGCAAACTCTTCGTCCGTCAGATCCTTTTCGGTTTCTTCGTAAGACCACAGCATCTTGCACCAGCCGTGACCCACAATCAGCGAGTCTTTAACGGCACGGCGGAACGGCTCCTGCATGCGGTAACGTTCCCACTGGTGGTTGATCATGGCCTGCACAAACACAGCCCGAGTTTCTAGATCGGGCTGGTTTGCGGCTACAACGATCTCAGGTCGAGAAACAGAAATGGCAGGGTAAATGACGTTGATCGTCGAAAACGCCTGGTTGATCGCAATACGATCTTCGGAGGACCGTCCTGCCGTGGGAAAGATGGACTCACCACGGTAAAGGTCGACCATATCGGTCCAACAGTCATCGTAACCTTCGGTTTCCCGCCACTCTTTGGAACGCTCAAGTTCCTGCCCGTAGTACGACAGAAGTTCTGCCTGTGGCTTCTGCTTCGGTTTGCGCCCGAAAACAGGCATGTTGTCTCCTACGAGCGTGAAGCACGCTGCAACTCAACCCCGTTAGCGCGTGCGTAATCCGTTGATTCCTTCAAAGCGCCCATTTGTGTCCAGCCCTCTCGTGCTGACGTAGCAAAAGGCGTGCCGCCGTTACCAATAGGGTCACGGCCGCTAGCAAACTCTTTGTGCATGTGCCCCATCTTGCAGGTCCAACACAAACGAGATCCGCTAATGCTTGTTTCGCACGGCACTTCAAAGAAAGTCTTGCTTTCTCGGTGGTAACGCTGTGCCGTGCCCCCAATGGGGCACGGCTCATACGTCAGATCCCACTCGTTCGGCAGTGGTTCTTCAGGTGCAGCGTCTCGTGTTGCCATCAGGCAAACGTATCAAATGTCTTGAGCGCCGCCAGGCTTGGCGAATCCGCCGATCGGGCCACCAGCAGCGCCTTCAATCGTGCGAACGTCAGACCCATCATGGTGGCCACTGACAGGCACAGGCCCACCCGAAGCGTTGCCAGGCAGCGACGAAGCGCCGCCAGGCGCCGCAAAACCACCCATAACTTCGCCGTCATGCGACTTCACCATTTCGCCAGCACCAGTGCTGTCGTACTGCAGTTTGTCTGGACCCATTACAACTCCCGAATCTAGGGACAGAACATGTTCAAAGCACCCTGGACGGTGTCTAGGTAATTACCCACTCATCGTCCTCAGCAAAGCTGCCTTCCCACTTCTGCAGCTCCTGCTCATACCACGCCATCGACATGTACGGATACTCAACCTCTTCCTGATACTCAGGAGCGTAGGCAAACTGCAAAGCGTGCACAGCCAACGCCAACGAAATCACACGGTCATCGTGCGGCGAACCAGACATGCCGCCACGGCTGTTACGAGTAAACCGTGACAGCTCCGCACACGTCGCCACGGACGGCACCCCGTCCGAGCGACGTTCACGCAACCACTTGTGCAACTCGTCAATCATCAACGGCTTCGTCACACGGGTCGTTTTCCAACCCCACTCCATCTGCCGTTTTTTCGTAGTCGAGTTCAACGCCATACGACGCCAAATGCGCCTGTACCCCAACTTCCGCAACTCAGTCACAGTCGTCAGGCCATGGTTGTTGACCTCAGGCAAAATCAGTGCCGTGTTGTACCACGTCCCCAACTTGAACAGCTCATAGGCAAACAAGTCAGGTTCGATGTGGCCATGCCACTCAGCAACAATCCGAGTTTCGTCACCCACCGCCAACACATGAGCGCTGCTGTAGTCGCCATGTTTCAAACCCTCAGCAACGTCAGCACCAATCACATACGCCGTGTCTTCCTCAGGCGGCTCCCACACATGCACAAACGACGACGAAGCCAAGTTCTCAACAGGCTCAAACGTCCGAGGAAACTCAGGCCCAGGCCCCTCAAGGTTCAACGTCCACTCAGGCTCAACAGCATCATTGTTCAACTCCTCCAACAACTCAGCGTTGAACACCATCATGCCCGAACGAATAAACGCCTCAGTCGGGTTCGACGGGTACTCCTGATGCAGCTGCCACTCAGGCAAATCAAACTGTTTCTGCTCATACCAAGCGTCGTCACGCTCAGTCACAGAATCCCAGCCGTAAAACATCGGCTTGAACACCGACTTGCCTGACTGGGCACGCACCCACAAATCTTCGAACTTGTTGCCAGACCCGTTCGCAGTGCTTAGCAGAATGAGCTGACCGCCAATATCGGCGGTCGGCTCAATCGAAGCCCACGCCTCACCAGCGTTCTCCAAAAACGCAAACTCGTCCACCACAATCAGGCGGCCTGTAAAACCACGGGCAGGGTTGTTGCCCGACGGCAACGACAAAATTTCTGAGCCGTTCGACAACTCAACCTTCGTCAAGTTCGACGTAGTCACACGAGCACCCCTAGCAAGCACCCAGCCAGGCAAACGCTCCAACCCAAACTTGACCTTGCCCAACAACTCCTGCGCCTCACGCTCACCCTTGGAAAGCAGCATGACCCGAGTGTTCGGATGCCAATACGCCAACCAGAACACATAGAACGACACCAGCGTTGACCAGCCAATCTGACGGGCCTTTAGGGTGATGCTGTTCTCGCCGTCAACCCAACGGGTTAAAGCGGCAGCCTGAGACGGCCTGAGGTTAAACAGGCGCTCTCCCTGAGGATGCTGGATCATCCAGCAGTTCTCAGCCACCCAATGAGGATCCGTAGCGCCACGACGCCACGCAGCCTCCCTACGAGCAAGCTCCAACTGGTCCGACATCAAGCAGGCCCAATCTCCAACACGTCCTTGCCCTGAGCCAGATACGCCTGGAGTTGCTCATCCGACATTGACTGAAACCTATCCTCAGCAGACACCGAAATTTGAATCTGCGGTGGCCGCACCTTGTCAGCCAACGACAGAATCATTTTCGACGCAGCATCCCACTTCGGATGATCAGGATCCGCAGCAATCTTCAACGCAGCCTGATAGATCGGAGACAACGCATCAGGCCCCAACACCGACTCGTCAGCCATCTTCGCCCACAACTTACGGAACCGCTCGTCCTTCTTCCAACGACGCAACGTCCGATCCGCAAGGCCATGCCGAGCAGCCCACTCTTTGTCAGACAGCCTGTCGTGCCCCACACACGTCAGGTTTTCCAAATACTGGTGAACCAACGGGTGAGGTTCTTCTTCGCCCGTAGACGAGTTGTAAGTCCATCTGAAGTCATTCGGATTCTCATCAGCTTCCATGTCCACCCCGTGGACATCGTCCAGCGTGGGGCGTTGTAGACGCCCTGACGGGCATCTAGAAAGCCTGCAACAATGACATTCAATGAGCCGCCCCTCCAGGGGGCGGCGAATGCTGGGGCTACTACAGCACGTTCAGCATTGGAGAGTCTAGCACACGACATTACACAGTCGTCCAACACCCGAATGCCAGTGAAGCGTCGCAGCAGGCGGGCCGCCTGGGGGGCGTCCCGCCGAGCGTAAGCGATAAGCTACTTATCACACAGACGGCGTCCATCAATTTCAACATTTAACTAAGCAAACGGACAATAAAGCGGACAGCACTCAGAAACTGTGCTACAATCTGCAGATCCAAGGATAATAATACCTGTCTCTTATACACATCTGACGCTGCCGACGACTCCTTACGTG